GCTTAGCATCCCAATTTAATATTGGTTTAGTGGGCGGGTTTAAAAACCCGCACTGAGATTAGCCTCCTCATTGATAGTAGGAGGCATTTTTCTGAATAGACTTGTGATATACGCCTTTAGTTTCTGCCACTGACTGAGTTTTATGTCTTCATATTTCTCTATTTTGTAATCTCCAGCTTTGAATTCTTGTAGTGTTTTAGTTAAGCTGGATTGTAGTAAAGCTGTAAGTGATTTTTCGGATTCTAATGTTTGGTAAATGACCTCAGTTATCAGTGGTATCACCTGGGTTGGAACATTTAAATTTGGATTCTCTTTAAGGATGTAAGTTATTAGGATTTTTAAATTTTGAAGGTTAATGTCATCCATTAATAATAATTTATTCACTAATTTATTTATTAAAGTAGTTGAGACACTGGCTTTAACTTCCGTTATATATTGGGTTACATCATTTATTTTCATCCTTACCACATGGACTGTTTTGGACATATCAGTGTATTTCTTTGTGAAGTAGTATCGACCATCTTTTAAAAATACCTCTTTTGGCAAAGGAATTGTATTGAATTTCACTTCTTTCTTCTTTTTATTTACTCTCATTGTTGTATTAATTATCTTAGGAGTCCAGTCGTTATTCCATATTCCCTGAGTACGTCCATGTGTGTGGTAGAGCTCTTTCAAATCCACCATTATAGCTGCAAAGGGTGGTCGTGGAATTGTATTTAATTGATTCCTTACATACCCTAAGTAGCTACCTGCTTGATGTGTCATGAGTTTAGTCGTTATGAAATCTTCTGGTCTTGGATTAGTTATCTTCACTATTTTGAATCTAATATAATATGTTGCCCCACAATCATATCGTTCTATGGGTATTACTTTCAATATGTAATCATTGTGTGTGGGATCAACAATTATGTCTGATGACATGTCAGCGTGCAAATAATTGAGATAGTGCAAATCATGAATATAAGGATCATCATTTCCTTCCATCTTCATATACATTTTACATTGGTTTAGTTCAAAAGAGGGTGTGACTTCATTTCCTTGATTGGGTGATATAATAACTGTACCCTCTATTTTATCATCAAACTGTATGAAGTGAGTATCATTGTCTAAGTATTTTGGTACATGGGCAGTTCCGACAAAACAAATGCCATCATCAAGAGGGTGGGCAGCCTCATATAGTTGATGTGGTTGGAGGTAATAAATGACATCAGTTAAGTTAATTAGTAGATCCCCTTCTACTGGTTC